CTCAAAAAAAATTTGAAAAGAGCGACTAAAGTAAAGCCAACGCGGACATCGCAAAAGGAATGATCTCCTTCACGACATCAGCGAACATACCAAACCCTGTCTGTTCCTCACCATGTTGTGGTGCAACAGTTGCTGGTGGAACAGCCATTTTAGCGGTTGACGTTATGGCAACCGGATTCATATCTTGAACCCAATTTTCCACTAAGTCAACCTCCATGGCATCCGTAGGACTGGGTCGAGTATCCAAGATATTCAACGCGTTGGATATAGGAATGAACTCGTAGTTGACCACAGCAAGTATCTCGAACACAGCACCTGCATTACACCCCTGGAAGATTATACCCATCTCCCAAGGTGGAATGTCAGTTGCTGTTGGTTCCCAAAACGTTTCGTAGTCACAGGGCAATATAGAACCAGAGCCTGCGTCATGAGTCGACATCTTCACAGGATACCACCGAACAAAACAAGGTTTATTGTTATTGTTCGGCACTGTCGCCGCTTTGTATCTGTTTTGGTATTCCGAAACGCTTGTCACGGTGCTTGAAGCATCCCAAGGATAAGTATACCCGATCATGACCCCCCCATTGTTAGCTAGGGAAGCCTCTGACTGAGCACACACACAGGCACTGACAACGCGAACACCCTGAGCAAACTGCCCCAACGTGGCAGTGGACTCAAAGGTCGAGTCGGTAGCACCAGACCAGCTGATAGTAGAGGTTGTAGCTCCGGCAGCAGATGCCACCTGGAGATTTGCGCCCGTACCACCAAAAGGTAATGGGTTGATCATTCTAACAGCAGCACAGCCAGCAGGATTAATGGTGACTTGTGTGCGAAAGACTGATTGAAGGGTTCCGGTTTCCACACCAGTACCGTCCGGGATTTTACAGTCCGCACCATGTAAAGGATCCATGATGGAAGAAAACCACGGGCTTTTCTTCTTGAGGTTACTCTGAACCTTATCGGAGCTTAGATTGCCCCGAAGGCCCTGAATAACATTATTTCTCGGAATCTGGGAATGCGACATACTCATCGTTTTCACCAGTGGCTTGGCCGAATTGAGCTTCGGACTAGGCCGGAGGGGAGCAGACGCCTGCGCTTGCACCTTCTTCTTAGGCGCAACTTTAGGCTGCTGCTTACCCTTTTGCTGTTTTGCTTTAGGTCCTTGTTTAGACATCGGGAACACTTTTATTCCATCCGCCACCAAAGAGTGTTGCTCTAACCCTAAAAAGAACTTGAAGCAATCAGACCGAGTGAATAAAGGAGGATCAACGAAGGCTCTCACCGTTGGATCATCGGAATTGGCCAAAAGCTTTCGATAACACGACAAAGCCTGCCGCATGTAATCAAAAGCTTTTGATGGATCACCCGCCGCCATGACAGTCAAAGTCCAAGCCTTGCTCACAGCAACGGAGACATCCTTAGTTCGAGTTAAAGAGTAGCAGAACGAAGCAACTAATCTCTCCACCTTGAACCGGGGTATCCAACCAATATCCAATTTCCTAAAATAAAAGCCAAGAAAATCCATATCCTCAAGATTTTGTGAAAGCCGAAACGGGTCAAGCTCCAACCCGAAGCGCCTATACACCGAACGAACACGACCTTCAAAATCGTGGGGCAAACAGGGGAAGCTGGCGATAATGTCATCACCAAAGATATAACAAACCACGAGGCTGCGAATATACTCTGCTAGCCGTGGATTGTCACCATCTGGATAGGCCTCGAGCAACAGATACTCAAAAATTATCTCGTGAGCTAAAATGTTGTCCGTAGTTGTTTCTCCACTTCCACTATTATTTCCACGTTGTTTATAAATAACAGTGCCGTCCGGTAATATAAGATTGGACCGAACAGTTTTATCGGCTAGGAAACGGGCTAATCTCTCCCATCTCGTGCCAATGTACTTTTCAATCCGCAATTTGTAGACATCTTCAAGTATAGGTAGCAATCTATCCCATCCTTTAACGTCCCAGCAAGCAAAGAAGCCATTCTGTTCCAACCTCCGGGCGATTCTATTAACGCCTCCGTTATAGGGGTTGAATCCATAAGCAGAACGAGAAAACATTTTCATATTCTCATTTTGATTTTGGAAAAGATACATCTGAGCCAACATAAAGTGAACGGGTGGTATAATAAACGTACGCACCTTGTCCTCCAATATGTCAAGTTGGTCGTACCATTCTATTTTAGGTGCAACCTTCCAAACTGGTTCGCCACGAGGGTTTTCAAGATAACCGACGAAAAACTTAAAGAAATCTGGATGTTTGAGAACATCCCCTTTGCTCCCGAATCCTAACTTGGACCAGGGAACTCCAGGTGAAGCCCTCATGTTGACTCTGTGCGCTATACTTTCAAAAGAGAAAGGCATAACGTTCAGAGCCTCAAGATATCTGCTTCGAACGCGACTAACCGCTTTGTCATAGACGACACCTCCATAATCACAAGGCGCGTCCATATCCATTTTTCTTATGGACTTGTCGACGCTAGAAACAGTTCCCACAACTCGGTAGAAAGATCCAGCAAACTGTTTTAAGGTGTGCTGGACATTCGCGGGGAGTTGCTCAAATAAAACATCAGGCAACCGGAAGTCCGTGGCCCTGTCGGTCGCCAAAGGCGCCCGCCAAGGAGAAAGACCCCGTATTTCGAGATGGTTGTAGACCCGATCTCCATTATAGGGGATAAGGGACTCCCAGACAAGATCATCTGGGTTTAAGGGTATGGTCTTCGCTCCTCCCTCAAGGAGCGAAGACCCATTTATTTTTTTACAACGGTACGAAGTGCACCGTTGGGGTAATTGCTTGCCCCAGTCGTGAAGTTATGAACTCCAACAAGATAAATCTTGCCCTCCATCGAGCACAATATGCCAGATCCACATGAACCAGGTTTAGTAGACACATTATACTGTAGGAACTCGGGAGTGGTTTTAACTAAACCACACCCTGTGGTAACAAGTTCACCTGTATCGGGGTCATAACCCACGAAGGTTAAATTTTGGGAAACAGGCGCGTTGGTTACCTCTATCTTAGCAGGTTGACCAGCGGGTCCATGACCATTAAAATAATCCCATTTCAACAAATACAAATCCTTGTGTATGAACGGCTTTACCCAATCGTTGGACTTAGGATCGGGAAGCAAATACTTTTCACTCCCTTGTTCTACATAGTCACCTCCAGACAATTGGTGGCCATTCAACAAAAGATAGGTATTGTTTTTGAACTTAATTTTCCAACAAGTTGAAAGGGCGCCGTCACTATTGCGCAGACGATAACAAAATTTTCTATGTTTCTTACCAATCTGTGCAATTGGTGTCGCCGACTCCTGAACCTTGGAAGCCTCCTTAACGACTGCATCGCACGGTTGTCTATTGCAATGCTTCTTCTTGCAGTTCACACACGGTCTAAATGCATGAATATTACCGCAGAAATCACAAGGCGGCTTCTCGAGAAGGGTCAAGCGCTTATCCAACCTATCGAGAATCTCCGCGAGTCTCTCGCCTTGAGAGATATTGACCATACCGACGATATCCCTCTTGGTTGGAGCCTCCTGGACCTCGGGCACAACAGGCTTCTTTCTAAACCTACTCCTTATTGGACCCTCAGTCGCTGGAATAGCCCGCCTTTGGGCGAGCATCTTCTCATATTCCTCTTGAGCTTTACGCTCAAGTTCCTCGAGTTCGTCGACAAGATTGTTATATCCAGCAGAAAACTTGTAGTAATCTTCTTTGTTCACGAACTGCATATTGACATCAAAATCAATATCACCCTGACCGTGCTGCTGCATCAAATCATACAGAGTGCGACCAGACTGAAAATCGACCATATTCTTAGCGAACTCAGCGTCCATATCAAGGACCTCGGCACCGGAAACAAACCTGTCCCGGGTGGGGCCCGCCATAATTTCATAATCATATAGCGCCTCCATAATCTCATCCTTGATAATTTCATACTTGGCCTGAATCTCTGTCCAAGCTTTTTTGTTCGCCTGATAGTCTTCATAATCTCGATTATCCTGCCGACGTTCCTCGCGTTCCTCACGCTCGTTGTTCACGGTGCGCTTGAACTTATTTTGTCGGGCCCGGCCTCCAGCCGTCATGTTAGCCCTACGCTTCTTCCCGCCTTCAAGCACGGGATCATCACGGCTCATATCCTCTGCAACCAAACCCAAAATATTGTTGGTGCAGTTGCGAAGAGATAGAGCCGCAGTATATATTCGCTGATCGTGAGAGCACACAAACTCCTCACCGCGTTCAAGTTCGTCGAGAGTGTCGCGAATGTCTTCGATCAAATCACTCCGACGTGGGCCCAAAACTTTCGCCCGAAAACTCCTGTGGAAGGCTATAGCTGCCAACCAGTAAGGAGTAGCCCCATCAACAGCGTTGCGATAAGAATCCGCAACGCGATTGACAGCTGAACTATAATAATTCTGGGCACCAGACGAAACACCGCCGACAAAGTCACGGCCATAACCAACAGCCCTACGAGCTGTTGATGATATGGTATCGTAATTTTGATAAACGATGTAAGCCACGGTAACAAGAAAAATGCCCGACACGGCTAAAACATCAACATTCATCTGACGCACCTCATAAATATACATCATCATGAATGCTCTACACTCATTCCACTTACCACTGTAACCGCAAGCGGCAACAATGGAGCTCAACTCACTAATCTGCTCAGCGGGAGCTCTCTTTTGGAGAGCCTCTTGATACAAACGAGTGTATCGCTCCCCCCAACGATTCATATCCCAATCGAAAGAGGGGAGGAGTTGAGCAAGCTCCTGAAACTGCCTTGCAGTCACAGCAGCCCCAGTAAGAATGGCCATGCCACGCATAATATTAAGACCACCAATGCAAGCGTTTAACGCCTGATCGGTGACCCCATGACCCTCAAACACGGTACGATTTTCATAACACAGGTATGTACCCCATGCTATAGCAGCCGCGGAAGCACCTGTGAAACCAGGGTGCTCCACCAACCACTGAATAAAATCCGATGCAGTTGACATCATACTAGATGTAGAGTCGACCGCGAGGACTTTGGCTTTGTCAAATGCTGACACAACCAACGAATCTACGACGTCTGGCACAGACTTACCTGCCTGTGCAGCCATACCAGAGGTGAGAGATTCACCCACCCCCTTGGCAAGGTCGAGAACATGGGACTTCTCAATCGCAGCAGCGGCTCCCTCAGCAAGAGATTTACCGACAGCGTGAGCTCCATTCGCAACGCCCCCCTTGACAGCATCTACCGCCCCAGAAACAGTACTACGTACAGCAATTCCAGCACGGTGGACAGCCCCACTAAGATTGGCATGCATAGTAAGAAACCAGGATAGAAGAAAACTCTCATCTTCTATCGAGGACATCACATCAAACTCCTCCTTAGAAATCTCTTGGCCCTCGTCCTTAGCAACATTTGCAAGTGCTCGGGCAAGGGTACATCTCTGCATCTGGGACTGAATGAACTTAACGTTCTCCAAAGACGAACAGAGGTGTTGGGCGCAATTACTTATCGCCATCTGCACCATCCTATCACCTTCAGATCCGTGCATCATATACGTATAGATGCCGGACTGAGTCTCAAATTTCCAATAAACTTCCTCAACGTGCGTATCAGCCTGTAAGACTTGGGACACGAACGCCTCAAAAGAGGGGAATGTTGTGTATCTATTAGCTACACCAACTATAACGGGAGTGGAGGATCTACTTCGAAGTAACTCAAGATCCTCAACACTGTAACCCGACCTACGCGACACGGCGAGAAGCTGAGCGCACGGTTTTTCACATCTGGAACCACCAGTGGTTCCCTGTCCGCTCCCGCTGGAACCATCCAGCGTGAACGTTTCTTCGCTTTCTATCAAGACAGTTTGTCCAGACATTTCGGCCTCAG